TATCCAGATGATGAACCTGATGTGTGGAAAATAATGGTACATGCAGCTGATAATATACAAGCTATCACAAGAGCTATGCATATTGTTATGTCTGCTAAAGCAGAGATAATGACTAACTTTATGTCAGGTTATCCTGATAAAGATAGGACATTTACTCTTGATGAGATAGAAGAAATCAGACAACATGCCGAAGACACAGGTACATTTAGACACTGGTTAGAGATAGAACCTACGTCTATACAATGCCACCTTACAGAGGACGAAGGTAAGTTGTTAGATATGACTACTACAAACATAAACCATATGATGGAAAACATTGGCGACCAAGCTGATGATTTCCTTAGAAATATAGAAAGGAACGACTAATGGAAAACGATTGTTGGAAACAAATACAAGCTGTACTAGGTAAGACTAGACGTGTATTATTATACGGCCCTCCAGGTACAGGTAAAACATACAGTGCAGTAAAGCAAACTGCACCACTTAATGCAGACGGTACACCTAATGTGTATCAAGTTACAATGACAGAAGATACTGCATCTGCAAACTTAGAAGGTTTTTATAAGCCTTCAAGTACAGGTCAGTTCGAATGGCATGACGGTATTGCAATACAAGCATGGCGTAATGGCGGTAGGTTGGTTATCAACGAGATAGACCACGCATCACCAGACGCTATGACATTTTTGCATGCTATATTGGATGACCAAGACATAGCAATGTTGACACTTAATAATGATAGTAAGGAAACAGTAAGACCTGCTGAAGGATTCGAAGTAGTTGCTACTACTAACAGTCCACCAGAAAGCTTACCTCTTGCACTTAAAGATAGATTTCCTGTAAAAATCTATGTCGATAGCATACATCCAATGGCAATGGAACAATTCCCAGAAGAATGGCATGGTGTAATACATGATACAACTATGGTTGATGACCCTGAAGAACGTATATCTGTACGTGCATGGTCAGAATTCTTTGGCTTACAAGAACAAGGATTTACTCCAGAAACTGCAGCTAAGTTAGTGTTCGGTGAAAAAGCAGAAGAATTAGTAGACGCCATAACATTATCTAAAGCAAATGTATAACAGCAAAGCATATCCATATCCCCAGATAGTTACTGGTGAAGACTGGAATGTTTACGAAAATACTGAACACGACCCACAACCTAGGACAGACAACTTAAACAGACAAATGTATGTACCTATGAATAGGGAATGTGAAGACTGCGGTATTAACCATGGTCGTATGATACGTAGACACGAACTAGGTCACGCTAAATGGTCCCCTAAAACTATGGGTAAACTAATGCGTGGTACTAGGGCTGACTGTATACATGCACTAGAGGAAGTACGTATTAATTATTTACTTGCAGCACGTGCAAAATTGCCAGTTCATGAACCTGTATTATGTATGGAACAAGTACAAGCAATGATATTACGTATGATAAAGTCAGCTAGTGTTGCTGATATTATATTGTATATACTTGCTAGTAAAACATATACCAATGACAACTATGTATTAGAAGCACAAATTAGCAGAGATGTTGTAGATGCATTTTATCAAGCATCTAATGATGAAACATTACATATCATTAGACAATCAGAAATTAAATTTGCAATACAAGTAGCTAATAGTTATGCAGCTAATCTTATTAATCATAGGTACAATCAATGGCCTAGCTATCGTAAAGTACAAAAGCTTGCAGAAAAATTATCTCATGTTATCAATGAGTTTATTGATAAACCTAAACCAGATGAAGTTAATGCACCACAACCACAGCCTGGAGAATCTGAACAAGAATCTGAAGGTGAGGGTGATGAAGCAGTAGCTGCTGCAGGTAGTGCAGATGAATTAGAAAGACGTATGCGTACATCATTACAAGAAGATATGTTATATCGTTCTGGTAGTGGTGTAGGTGAGTGGGGTAAAATGGAAATACATGAACCTCCTATGTCTGTTAATTTACGTTCACGAATTAATCATGGACGTGCATATAGACCTATGGACTATGGTTACAATCCTAAATATATCAACAGATATTGTATAGATAAAAAGATATTCAAACAAAAACAACGTGTTAAAGGTGGCACAATACTAATAGATGCATCAGGTAGTATGAACTTTAATGGCAAAGACATACTAGATATTATGATGTTGTTACCTGCAGTAAACATAGCTATGTACAATGGCTATTACAATGGAGGTAATCTACGTATTATTGCTAAGAATGGTATGCGTGTTGATGATACATATCTTGATGACCATAGTGGTGGCGGTAATGTTATTGACGGTCCTGCACTACGCTGGTTAGCAGAGATGCCACCACGTAGAATATGGGTATCAGATATGAAAGTATTTGGTATAGGCAGAAATAGTAATGGTTACAACTTACTTAAAGATTGTTACGATATATGCACAGCCAATAGAATTATTAACCTCAAAGATATTGATGAGGTAAAAGAACATGCATTAAAACTGAATGTAGTATAGTGGTATGGAATATAGTAAACTCGCAAGAGTGTTAGTGTTCCTTTCCGCTAATTAAAGCTATGTTTAGTAGCAGAATAGAGTGCAGGGAGAACCTGCAACAGGTGATAACCTCATGAATGTCAACAATCAACCCATAGTGAACACTGCTACACATACCAATTCTTGAGAAGCCCGTTGGCAAGTAGTGACGAAGCAACGAAGCTGGTCGCTTCCCAGCGAGGCAGCGAGGATACGGACTGCCAGAGGGCTCCGAAAGCTGTAGCGAGTGGTGACACGCAGCAACGAAACAAGGAGCACTCCGCCCGTACCGTGGGGTAGGGCGTTTACATTTGATTGAGTGAGTGACGCAGTGAGGCCAAGTGTTGCCACGAGTGATAGAACATTTGAAAGGATAAACATGTAATATCAATTAACAACCTATAAATACAGTCTGCGAGATGAGCAAACGTTGGTACTGATAGCGTTTTAAAATGTCGTAAAAAGCTAATGCAAATAATTATCAGACCTGACACACTACGATATACTCTGAGCAGTATGGACATAGCAACTCTGTACCTTTAGATGAACTAGATGTGTACGCCCTCCAACAGGCAAGTAAAGACGTTGGCGTAGACTGTACGATTAGGTCCTTGTAATATAAATAACCATGAGTATAATGACAACAATGGATATAGATGAATTACTATACGAAGCAGAAAATGGTAAACGTAGTGCTATCTTAACCAGGATTACACCTGAAGCACAACCCTTCTGGGATGGCTGCGAAGAACGTGTAAAGAATGGTACACCAATTAAACCTTACGTTGTATCTAGGTTACTCAAAGAACATTTTAATATAAAGATAAGTGAATCAGCAGTACGACATCACTTCGAGAACATAGCAACGCATGGCTAAATCAGATAAAGAGATTAACAAACTTATAGCGGAAGCTGAATCTCATAAAATTCAAGAACTTAAAAAAGATAATCTACGCTTACTTAAACAATTAGAAAAAGCTAAGAATAAAAAAGCTGATATGATTGACGCTGTATATCAGGCAGTTTCTACAAACCTACGGACGTGGGACAAACCTAAAATACCTAAACCTAAACTACATAAAAAAACTAAAAACGAAGAAGTTGCAGTAGCTGTATTAAGTGATGTGCAATTAGCAAAGGTAACACCAGATTACAATACACAAGTAGCAGAAGCACGTGTAGTTGAATACGCAAATAAAATAGTAGAGCTTACTAATGTACAACGTTCAGCACATCCAGTTAATAAATGTGTAGTACTAGCAGCTGGAGATATAGTAGAAGGTGAGCTTATATTTCCAGGTCAAACACATCTCATAGATGCTAGCTTATATAACCAGGTAACTATTGACGGTCCCAGAATATTAACAAAATTTTTTGATACATTGCTAGCAAACTTCAATGAAGTAGATGTTCATTGGGTTATAGGTAATCATGGCAGCCTTGGTGGTAGAGCACGTAAAGATTATCATCCAGATTCCAATGCAGATAGAATGCTTGGAAAGATTATGTCTATGATATACAAAGATGAAAAGCGTATGACATGGACTATACCTGATAGTACAGGTGATAATCACTGGTTTGATATAGCTAATGTAGGCGAAGGATGTAAGTTTTTTGTATGGCATGGTGATAACATACGTGGTCATTCAGGTTTTCCCTGGTATGGCTTTGGTAAGAAACTGTTAGGATGGAAAGCATTAGCTAGTCGAGGCCTCATGCCCGACTTCGACTACGCTATTGCTGGTCATTTCCATACACCTACAACTATGTACGTGAATGACGTACGGTTATGGGTTAATGGTTCTACTGAATCATACAATACATATGCATTAGAACAGTTAGCTAGTATGGGAAGGCCATGTCAATGGTTATTGTTTGCTAAACCAGGTGCAGGAGTAACTGCAGAATACCTAGTAAAGCTTGCAAATGAGGAAATATAGGGCATATAATATACATATGATAGACAATATTGTCAAGTCTAACTGGAAATTACAAAGTATAGAGTACAGTGGTTTAGGCAATAAGCCACACTTTATATTAATGAATGACAGTGGTGACTTTAAATTAGTACCTGTAGAAATAGGTATATATAATTTAAGGAAACTGTTAGGCTTAGAAGAAGAATAGTCTTATCTTTGTGTTCGTCACTACCTGACTCTCACACAAAGATAAAATAAGAAGGGAAGTTATGAGTAATAACGTTGACTTGCTATCTCCATTTCCACAGGAGTTAGTTCGTAAAGCACCCGCAGGAAAGTTCGGTGATTATGTGCCACACGCACATTATGTAGAACGCCTAAGGGACAGTGGAGTAAAATACAGTTGGTTCTGCGAACCTATATACAGTACATACAATGGAGAGAAAAGAATTGTAGGTGCTAAAGGTATTATAACTATTCATGATGGAGAACATATGGGAACATATGAAGGCTTCGGTGATATAGATACATTTAAGCTAAGCAATGCTAAGTTTAATGATGGCAGCAACCTTAAAGACGCAGAGTCTGATGCATTTAAACGTGCATGTATGAGGTTTGGCCTTGGCGTAGAGCTATGGTCAGGCAGCAAACAATCAGAAGAAGAGGCTACAGCAGCTACTGAACCTGAAGATAGGGTAGAAGTAAGTAAAGTAGACATGCGTAAGAAAGAACATAAACCTACACCAGAAGATATTAAACGTATGAATGACATAATGGATAGTATCGTAGGTGAAGGTACAACAGTAGATGATGAGATACAACCTTATCCTAAAGACGAAGCACCTTTCTAATGCAAGATGTAAACTTTATAGCTAGCACTATACATGCAATGACTGAAGGTATTCAGAACAAGGAAACATTGCAGCGTATTATAGGTACTGCTAACGAGTATGCACGTACAATGAAATACCCTATGTCTAAAACAGATTGGACAGATGAACAAGTAAGCAAGTACTTTGCTATGATAGAACGACTTGTTGATATGCCAGTTGAATATACACAAGAGCAGTTTGATGAGTTATCATTAGAAGATAAACTTAAGGCTGCAGGCCTTGAAGCAACAGACAAGACAGATGGTTTACAACAACCTGGTGGTCTTATCGGAGAGGTCGTAAAAGACATGGAAAAACAAAACAAATATCGTGATGACTTAAAATGTCCATATTGTCAAGCAATGGTATATGACAATCGTAACAGTAAAAAGTCAGATAAAAGTCCAGACTTTACATGCAGTACTAATGACCCTGTAGAATGCGGAGGTCATACAGGTAAGTGGCGTAAGTCATGGTGGTTAGACAACAGCGATATACCAAAGGAGTGGAACATATGATTCCAGAATCATTTAGAGGTGAAGCAATACCAGCTTACATTAAAAGTAAAACGCAGTTAGTAGCGTATGTATTGACCAGATACATGGGAGAAAGTCCTATAAGTAACTGGGAGTTTGTAGCTGAGTTATACTGCCATAGATTCGGTGGTATTATACATAACCTTAGGCAGGAAGGTTATAAGATAACAACTTTACCTAGTAAAAAACGTGGACTTGTACATTATTTTTGTACAGAAGTTCCAACAAAAACTTCTGCCATTAGCTAATGATAGAAATATTAGTCAGTTGTTTTTTACCTATGGTTCTAACAACTGACACTTTACCTGAGTATCGTGAATGTATACAAGTACAAGAAAATATACTTCATGTATCTGAACATACTGAAATGTTATCCAGGTATTTTAAAGAGGAAGACATCCCTCGTGCATTAGGTATTATATACTGTGAAAGTAGCGGCCGCCCGCAAGCTATCGGTAATAATACTAACGGTACCAGGGATGTTGGACTCTGGCAGTTTAATGATGATACATGGGCTTGGTTAAAACCTAAGCTTGGTATAATAAGTAAACGTACTAACCCAGAGGTATCAACTGCAGTCGCAGCATGGTTAGTGTATAATGATGGTTGGCATCATTGGAACAGTAGTAAACATTGTTGGAAAGGAACTGATAATGATTTGTTGTGGACACAAACTAGACAGAGTATGCGTGGTAACTGACCAAGTATATTGTGATTATTGTGAGAAAGTGTGGGGTCATGTAGATGACATGGTCTAACGTAAACAAACAGTTTAGAAAAGAAATAAATAAAATACTTAATCTTGTATGTGAAATATGCGGTATAAGTTATATGACTGATTTTACATTAGTTAAGTATTGTAATGATTGTATAGAAAAATTAGAAATGGAGATGGATAATCTTGAGTGGGAATAAACCATTTGATGTAAATCGTGTAAACATTTTTACACACCCTAAGTACATGAAAGTATGGGCACAGCAGTTTAATAAAGCATGCGGTAGTGATACGTTTAAAGTAAAACCTGACATGCAAAAGCTTAGGTTCTTAATGGATAAATTTGTAACAGATTATAACTATCACTTAGAACAACTAGAAGGAGAAGAAGAGTAATGGTATATAACACATCAAACACTAGATTTGCTAGTGCAACAGAGTTATATCATATAACGCCAGACGCAACCAGAATAAAATGGTACGAGTGGTTAAACGAAAAGGCAACAGAGGCAGATAACGCAAGCACATTTGGAGGTAAACGTTTACTAGGAGTAACAGATAAAGGTAATCCTATGTGGGTTACTATGACTATAGAACGTGATACATTAGAAATGACTATCACACTTACACATGAACTAGATACAATACGTAAATCTAAGTTATGTCCTAGAAAAATTGAAGTAGGTAACAATGAAAGAATACCTAACATAGAACACGCTATGCGTCCTGCTACAAAGACAGACCATGGTGAAGTAACACAACGTACATTAGATTATATAGAACAACTTATAACATTAAATGAAAGTCAAATACATTACACAAAAGGTAAATGTAATAGCTTAATGTTCTTAAAAGCTGCACATTGTATATACAACGGCAGTCCTGATAAAGGTAAATTTAGAGCACAGGATGTTATGAAAACATGGAACTTACCTAAGGGAAGTTACTTTATAATAGATTAATGAATGGGTTATCAGAGATACGTGAAGAAGCTATGCAGCGTGCTAATAATCAATGTGAATGGGCATACTGTAATGATAACAAATGGTTAGAACTTGCACATATACAAGGTATAGGTATGGGCGGTAATAAGAAACGTAAATTTGATATTAATAATGTAGCTATATTATGTAAGCATCATCACGATATATATGATGGAAGACAAAGAGTCGGAACTAGCGTAGCATATCGTGATTTACTTAAAGGTTTTTTAAAAAGAGAACAGACTATCTAAACTTTGGACGTTAGTATTACTTACCTAATCCTAATTTTTTAAGTCCTTTATTAAAAGCTACTGCTTGTTTGTATGCTGAACGTCTAGTAACAAATGCTTTATCCATTGTTCTATATGCTTTGTCAGTAGGAAATCCTTCAGTTTTACCATGTCCATGTGTACCTATTAATTTACCCATCTCTACATACATATCATCAGCACGGTCACCTTTACGTAAAGCTTTATCACGCAATGCTTTGTGCTGCTTCATACGTTTATTTAGTTCTTGTTTACCAAGACCTGAATATCCAGCACCTACTCCTTCGTAATGACCAGGCATTATTTATTTAATTTAGTCCCACGATTTTTGACATTTCTATCTTGCCAAGCAGGAACATTAGTTTTAGTTTTTGGTGCAGGCATTATTTAGAAATTTGTTTCTTAGCGTATGTTTTAACAACTGCTAACGCAGCTCCACCACCAGCTAATGCTGCTAGTTGTAGTGTTTCTGCTTCTACACCGACTAATGGTGCAACTGTTAACGCACCTATAAAGGCTTCAATGAAAGTCCATACGGCTCTCTCTACCATGTCTTTTAATTCTTCACTCATTTTATAACTCCATGCTTCATTCCAAGGAGTCCACGCAACGTCATTCTTAAACGTCCCATCAGAATTTCTTTTTCGTTTGAATTTCTCAAACATTATCTATCCTTGTTAAGTATAGCACCTATACCTACGGCACCAAGAGTAGTAAACAACTTACCTTTACCCTTACCTTTGCCTTTTATTTTAGATAATCTTTGTAAACGTTCTGCATTCTTTTGTGCTTGCCTTGATGTCATACCTTGTGCAACACCATCATCAAATGCTTTTTTCATACTAAAACCTTCATTAGATACAACAGCTTTAGGTGCATCAGGTGTAACAGAACCTACTTTATTACCTGATACTTTACCACCAGCACTAAAGTTTTTAACATCTCTACCACCTGGTGTTTTAAATTGTACAGCAGGTTTAGGTTGTAGTATGTTACCTTGTTTATCTAGACCTGTAAACGTAGGACCTCCTGGGTCTTTACTAGCTTTGCCTAATATACCACCTGTTTCTCCAAACATTGGGTCACGGTAATCATAAGGTTTAATTCTACCTTTATATGGCTCACCAGATGCATTAGCTTGTGCCATTGCTTCAGTGTATACACCAGCTCTTTCAGGACTACCAACACCAGCACCTTCACGTAATGCTTTTTCTACTGATGCTTGTGATTTAGAACTTCTAGATTGTGAGTATTCACCATCTTTAAGTTTATCGTATGGTATTTCTCTAGATTCTAAACCTGTTTTAATAATTGCTTCTGATGATTTAATACCAGGACCTTTACCTTTAGAAGTAGTAGGTAATGGTTTAGCATCTTCAATCATATATTCTACATTACCTGGGTCTATTTTACCTCCATGAGCTTGTGTAACTCTTTGACGCAATGCTTTAGTTTCATATGTATCACCCATTGATTCTTGTGCAGCTTTAGATACTTTTAATTCTTTTTTAAGTTCACCTTGTAATCTACTTATTTCACCAGTAGCTTTCATTTCTCCAACACTATCACCAGATTTAATTGCTGATTCTAAATTAGATATTTCTTGGTCTATTGCAGATTCAATAGCTTCTTCTACACCACGTTGTGGTGATAACATTTGACGTTGTTGTCCTTCGAAAGGTACAGATTGTTTATCACCAACAGGTCCAAATTGTGTAGGGTCTGATAAAGGACCACCTGCAGTAGAACCACCACGATAACCAGTGCTAGCAAGCTCATCCATTTCTCCACCAATAAAATCCATCTTTCTTTGTTTTCTTAAAGGGTCACCACCAGATGGGTCATACTCAGGGTCAGATTCTATATAATCAAAACCACCTTCATCACTATATAATTTTTTACTTTTAGGTATTTTAACCATTATGTTATTCTCCTGCCGTCTAGTTTAGCAGACAAAGTTTGTACTTCACCACTTATCTCTTGTAATTTTTCCATTACATCAGATGTATTTTCTGGTGTATTAGTTACATCACCATCATAATCTATGTAAGTAACTTCTACATCTTGTCCAGATTCAATAGCTGCTGCAACACGTGGATACACAAACTTGTATGCATCAACACTGCTACCAATAAACCCATCTTTAGCTATACGATTGTTAGTTTGTGTGTTACCTAGGATTAAACACCCTGCTGTATGCTCATCAGTATTACCTGTATGCCATAATATATATTCAAAGCCTGGTACATCTTGAACCCATATCATACCTTTATGCATGGCACCATACTTACCTACATATCTACTATGAAACCCACCTTCAGTACGTAGTTTTAACTTGTATGTACCTGCAGGAATCCTTGTTTCACCCCAGACTTTAACGTCACGTTGTTCATCTTCTAGTGTATATGCAAGAAACGTACGTTTACCATTGTTAATTTCAAATAACAAACCAGACGTAGAATCTTTACCACTACTAATTCTTAATACTTCA